CCTGAAGCGGCGGATATAGTTACAGATATGCGTAACGCTGTTGATGATCTATCAAGATATGTTGGTGATACTGTTGTAAAAGATGTTAATTTAAAAGCTAAAATTAATTCTAATATAGGTACATATTTGAATCGCTCTTATAGAGCTTTCGATGATAAAGCAAATTATAAACTTAAAGATGTTCCTGAAAATGTAAAGCAAAGAGCCGCTGACTATCTAATGCAAAACGAAGGGATTCCAGCAGAGGCTATTCCCGGTGTTTTAAAACAGTTGGTTGAGGGGGAGTCGGCTGGCAAGGTAGATAGGCTTTTTAAAGCATGGGGTCAGCTAGGAGGTTCAACATCTAGTGTAATTAAAACTAGGAAAGAAATTCCTAAAGAAATAAAAGATTTATGGGGTCCAGTTAATGATCCTTTTAAAAACTTTTCTAATACAATTGAAAAATTGTCTTCAATTGAAACAGGATTTACCTATCTAAACAAAGTTAAACAGCATATGCTTGCTCAAGGTATTGCTCATGTTGGTAAGGGTACAAAAATGAGAGCCGATGCTCCTAGTTTAGGTCAAGCTGTTAAGGATAGAATGGACGGCATAGCTAAAGGTGTTAACTCAGGTAAATTTATTAACCCATTGGAAGGATTATATGGTGATAAACATTATCAATCTTTTATCAGAGAGGGTCTTGATACAAGCGGATTCTTCGGTAATAATCCTGGTAATGTTGTCAGAGCGTTTTTAAAAGCAAAAACTGCTTCTCAAATATCTAAGACTGTACTAAGTCCAGCCACACATGGTCGTAACATGTTTGGTAATATGGTTATTATGACGGCAAATGGATTTTTAGCTGGGCCTAAGTCATGGAAGAATGGCTTAGAGGTTATTAGTCGTAAATTTATAAATGTTCCTTCAAAAGAAGTTGCTGAACATATAGCTAAGTATCAACGCTATGGAATAGTAGACAGTGGTATTTCACAAAATCTTCTTAGAAGAACTGCTGCTGATGCGTTGAAACATGGTACACCTACTTCATGGATGGATAAAATATATAAACGATCTGGAGGTGAAGCAGCATTTAAACTCTATCAAGCTGAAGATGACATATGGAAAATTATGCACTTTGAAAAAACTTTAAACTATTTAAAAAAGGCATATAAAAATAGATATTCAGATGTTGAGCTAGAGCAAATGGCTGCTCGGAGAACTAGAGATTTAATGCCTAATTATAACCTTATTCCTAAAGCATTCAAAAAACTAAGAGGCGCTCCAGTAGGAGACTTCCTAGCTTTTCCCGCAGAGATGACTAGGATAAGTAAGAATTTAATAAAATATACAATGCAGGATATAACATCAGGTAATGTACGATTAAGTGCAGAGGGTATGAAAAAATTAGCTGGTCTACATTTGGCTGGTCTTGGTGGTCAAATGGCTCAAGATTATTCTGCTAATCTATTTGGTATTTCTGAGGCTGAACAAGAGGCATTAAAGGTAGCCTATCCTCATTATGCTAAAACTTCTAATAAAATTTTTACAGGACCAATTGAATACGGACCTAATGGTGATGTAAGAATTAAAGCTATAGATCAAAATGCACTAGACCCTTTTGCATATTTAACAGAACCATTAAACATCACATCTAATCTTGTTGATAATTGGATAATGAGTGGTGAGACTCCAACTTCTGATGATTTTACAAAATATGGATTGCGTATTCTTGATAAGACAATGGGTCCATATTTAGGAACATCTATGATTACAGATGGTATAATAGATATTATGGAGAATAAGGCTGATCCTACCACGCCTATAGGTATAAGAGATTTAATAGCAAATTCTGGCGTTATTACAGGTAGGGTATTCGAGCCGGGTCTATTAAAATTTATTCGTGATCGTAAGGCTTACGAAAATCAAAAGGCACTCCATCTTACAGGAAGTCCTAACATTACTTTTGATACTTATTTTGCTGATCCAGAAGGTTTACCCGTAGTTGATAAATACGGTAATGCATTACCAACAACCGATAATAATTTTTTAACAAAGATGTTAGGTAACAAATCATACTCTATTACCGGACCCTCTATGAAAAGAAATATTGAAATGCAAATAGGGCAAATAAATAGAACATCTCAAAGAGTTAAAAATGTAATGAGAAATTATCATAATTATTCTGATGAGGATATCAGTAATGCATATCTAGATAGTCAAGAACAGAAACTAAGTTATTTGAAAAAATTTCAAAAAGATATAGAAAATTATAAATTTCTTTTAGGTGACAAATTAGAACATTTACTTGATCGAAGTTTAACTAATCGTTTTTCTTTAGGAAAGAAAATGCCAAAAGACACAGCGAGAACTATTTCTGATGTTCTTAACAATCGTTTTAGACCTAGTGATTTTCAATCATCTTTAATTGAAGGTGCAAGAGTTATGCCGGGTAAGATTGGAAGCCTTCAGTCAGCATGGCCGAGGCTACAAGAGATATATAGAACATTACAGAATACAAATATTCGACCGGAGTAAAAGTTTTATTATGGATTTTAAACTACTGTTTCAGATAGGGGCGGTAATCGCTTCTCTATCGGGTGCTTGGGCTTTGGTTCGGGCGCAAGTTTCTACTCTCAAACAAGTGCAGGAGGAAATAAAACAATCACTGAAAGAATTAAAGAGGGAACAGGAGGTTGTTGATAACAATGTGTCTGTGTTGCGAAACCAGATTAAAGTATTAACAGATATTCTTAGTCCTTCTAATCTTGAGCGGGAAAACAAATGGAAAGGAGGGATCGATATATCTATTGCAGAGATGCAGGAGGATATAAAAACACTCCAGCACATGCATAATGGCTCCCATCCACCTACAGCAAAGGAGTAAAACCATCGTAGTTTATATGTTTTTAAATTTCTTGCACCAGTGCTTCTCAAAAATGTTTGAAAATAGGGGTATGCCTCCGTAGGGAGCTAGGAGACGCACTGGTAAGTTTGGGACTCTCTCTGGTAGGTAGACTAGGGAGAGTCCTTACTTCCCTACTCAGTGGCGCTCCTAGCGTCCTTTTTTTTGGCTATCACCCTTAAATCCTAGTCAAATACACATTTAGCTAGAATTTTGTCTACTTCTTCCTTTCCAAGAATTTGAAGACAGGTAACCACCATCGTTGTCAGTTCTTCTTTGCTGACATTTTTTCCATCGTCCACAGTATTACCTCTGATACGGGACAATAACTCAAGAGCCTTCAGCGCACTGTTAGCATGACCCTGACTCTTAGCATATTCATACTGTGCTTCGATCTCGGATACAACATCTACACTTGTTTTAAATTCTCTTGATAGTTCTTCAATCCTTTCTATCACTCTCTCGTCTTGCAGCAATCTGTATCCTTGATTGTAAGCAGATCGTTTAGAGTATCCTGCTGCTTCTGCCGCACCAGTTGCGTTATGATTTAATACATATGCTTGAGCAAACTTTTCCTGCTTCTCATTTAACATAATGTTGAACCAATCCATTTGCAATAAAAGATATTGATACAGCATTAATCATAAGCAATGCTCTATCGTTCCATAACATAGCAACAACCATCCAACCAGTTAAACCAATAAAATGAAATATTAGATTATATGGATGTATATTATTGCTAGTCAGCATCACCCCAATAACAATAAAGAAAGATGCGAACCATTTAATATACCAATCTCTTGTGTGTGTTGGTGTTATTTTATTTGCCAAGGCGACCTACCGTTTCTCTTTGTATATCTGAATGATCAAACTCTGCCCAGTATAATTCAAAAGCTATAGTATCATAGACTGCTTCAAACTGATGATACTCTCCCGGCTTAACTTGGGTGAACTGTCCACTGCTTAGTACAGTCTCATCTACCAAATCATAATCATTTTTCCATACCCTAACAATTAACATACCCTTCTCAACAAAGAATCCATTCCATTTAAAGTTATGTTTATGTTTGCTACAGGTTCCTCCTTGTTTAATATTAATTCTATGAAATTCTAATACTCCGTTAGCATGAATTAGTTCTGTATTTCCCCATACCTTACCTGCAAACATACTTACTGTCTCCTTGATTATAAAAAATAGTTTCTTTTATATGTGTACCTTGCATCAATTTATAAACATAATTTGCTAGTTTTATTCTTTTATCTATGTGTGGCTTACCCGGTCGGAAATAATATTTAACCAAAGCCCTTGTTACTTCTTCTACACTCTCAGGATATTTAAAAATAATTCTTAATTTCTTACGGTTAGTCCAACCGATATTGTGTGGTACTTTAGTGTCTTTAGTTATAACAACTTTCATAAAAAAGTCAATCTGTTTTTCAAAGGAATCTTTCTTTTTACCTAAGAATTTTTTATAATCAATCAACTGTGTCCCTGTAAATTGGAAAAGACCGAAAGGAACCGAAGAACCTTTCAAGTCTTTCCCGTCTGCACCTTTTTGTTTCTCTTTATAATTTAAGGTTCGTCCTGTTTCATGTAAGCTATTACCAATAATAGCAGCTATTGTCATATCATTTAATTTATATTCTAATCTGAGTATCCTTTCAAATTTAAAAATAAGAGGTCTTACTTCAGTTAGCTTTGCTTTAACTTCTGTTGCGGAAAAGCAAATTATAAATATAATTAAGATAGATAATAACTTTTTCATGTTACCTTGAACGTCGCATATTTTCTCTTGCCACTCCCTTAGTTTTCTCCAGTGACCTCATTCCACCAAGTCCGAGCAAGGCTAGAATTAATCCAGTAAGCTCTTCAGTTTCAAGGTTTGGTAGTTCGACTACCGGATACCAAATTACCAATCCCCATGAAATCATAGGAGCAAAGATATATTGCCATCCCAAAGCAAAAGCACATATCCACATAATTGCTGGTCTTGAACCACTTACAAAAATGGAAGGGTGTTTAGCTTGTTCTAGATTTGTTTGAGCTTGAAGTGCGTCTAGATTAATTAGTTGCGATTTAAGTTCAGCATCTAGCTTGGCTTTTAAATCTTTATCCTCAACAAATTTATCTAAGACTTTTCCTGCAACTCCTACAACGGAGTCAACAATTCCTAACATAATTACCTCCTATAAGTTTAATAGTTTAGTATAGTGTTGTAACTTATGTATTGGTGCTAACTCCCACAAGGAAGCAGCCATTGTGTCCTTACCATGAAAGTTTATTCTCATGTCCACATCTTCCTTTTCAAATAACTTTTCACAGTCCTGACCCATTGCAATGAGTTCTCCAGTAGTCCAGAACTCTTTATCTTTCACCGCTACTTTAATATACTTTGGTTTACCCTCATCTGTAAACTCTTTCTTTTCTTCTTCAGAAGGTTCTGGCATAGAGCAATCATATCCAAACAAATGAAAGTTTCTAAATCCTAGAGTATGCATCAAACCTACAGAGCGCATGGCAGCACAAGTACCACCAACAATCATAGTTGCTCCCTCGTCAATACCCAATTCTTCATCAACCTTTACCGCTCCATTCTTAACAGAATCTTTTATATTTTCTTGAAGTGATTGAGTGAAGGCGTGCCACCCTATAACCTTTTTTGTTTTCTTCTGAATAAGTTTAGTAATAGATGGATCGGTCATAGATGCTGGCATAAAGATTGTATCTTTATGAATTGTTTTAAACAAAGATTTTCTAACAACTCCATGAGTCGATACTCCCCCAATGGGTCTTGGGTCTAGGATGATACAAGCCCAAGGAATAATATTCCTTTTTAGAAGGTTTGGATAAGAGTGTTTAACACATACAACCTTACAGTTTTCTTCACCTTCCATTTGAATAGTATTCTTTAGTTCTTCCCAATCTGTTGACGGTCCTCCAGAAACAATGATTGCTGTTTCATTATGAGGTTTACCCCTATTGATCCATGTATTAATGAGCTTTGTATTCTCTTTAACATTGCCCATAATATCTTCTTTAGGCATACAGTCTTTCGGCTGTACCACAATAGGAACAGCACTAATATCATTAGGAATTTCTGGAAGTGTCTCGTCATTAAGAATGACTGCTAGGTGTGTTACTCCTCCCTCAACAATTCTATCAGAGGATGGTAATACAAATTTTCTACCTTCATATTCCTTTATAATATTATTAACACCATAGAACTCTTCACCGGGATCATTACCATCTAAGTCTTTAGAAATAAAATCATCAAAAACAATTACTTTGCTTTCTTTAAGCATTGAATAATCATGGTTAACAGTATCTTCAGAGTGACCACCATCAATGAAACAAAGATCAGCGTGGGATTTCTGAAGTGTTTTCTTTGTATCTCCCTTAATCAATACAAATTTAAATACCTTATCCTCTCCAGCCATAGCTGTTTGAAATTCTTTAAGTCTTTTATGTACTGCCTCAATATAATTATGAGGCTTTCCATTCAATTCTTTTTTATCTAACTCTGTTGTTGCATCTTCAAATAAATCATAACCCGTATAATGAATCTCGTCTGTATATTCAAAAGCAGTTAAAGCCATCTCAATGGCTCGACCACCATTCCATGTACCAGTTTCAATAATAGATTTAGGTTTATAAAACTTGATCATATTTAAAAGTTGCTTATATCTAGCTGGACCTCTTACATCTGGAGATACTTTACCAATATCTTTTCTATCTCCTTTCATGTGAGTCATGTAAGAACCTAATGGGAATAACTCAAAGGCTTGAACACCCGCTGTCATATCAGGAGATAAGGTTTCATTACTACCTGTCCAATCATGGAACCTCATACCATGTGCTTTATAAATTGTTAGAAGTCTTTCAAAGACAAAACCATCGTGCCACTCCCTATACTGAATGATTTCTCCAGAGATGTATGCGCCCAGCAAATCACCAAGTAAATCTAAGGGAGGTCTAGCATTAAGATTAAAACCAACAAAAGATGTTTCACTATAAGCGTGATGCATTCTTCCTAAATGTACTAAGTCTACATTAATAGGAAGGTTAAGCATTAGATTATCTTTTGACAAAGGTTTATTTGTAATTGTATCTGCATCCAGCCATATAAGCCAACCCGGCTTTTCACTTTCTTCACACATAGTAAAGGCACAATCAGATAGAGCAAAGACTTTGTGACAGAATTTAATAACATCAAATCTCCAATTATAATCTGTCTTACCTCCAAGAGTTCCATCGTAATCTTTATATTCATTACGGAACTCAATCATATCTTTAATATGGTTTAGATTTCTGTATTCAATATTACTTTTAATGGGAGGATTTTTTTCTTCCAAATTAAAATCATGGTAATAAGCTACAAGTTTAATTGAATCTTCCCAGTACTTAGCTACAGACTCAATCATATCTTTAGCGTATGTTTCCCAACCAGTTTCTGAAAAGGAAGTTACAACTGTAATATTATTAGACATAGGTTTTCTCCCATTTTATTTGTTTTGTAGTTCCTAACGATTCTTCTAACATAATCCCATCATAGAGTACAGTCCACTCCAAAGCATACTTGGCATCAGAACTTGTTGTAGGTTTCCAACTTCTAAACCAAGGACCGCCGGATGTAAAGTGTACGTTCTTAGCTTCTATCTCCTCTGGAGAATAACCGTCTAACCAATTCCATTCTGTAGGTAACTCACCTATCTCATCATCTACTAGCCATTTAAAATTATGTAAGTACCATCCTGTCTTTAGATTAACATCGTCTATAGTTAAGTTTTTATTTCCTTCATGTGAACAATTCCACAAAACAAACGATGACCAGTTTTTTCTAGAGTATACTGTTTGTATTTTATCATCCATCTTTGTTGGTGTATTAGGAATATGTTTATGTTTAACACACCATATAGCTTTATCTTCTCCTTGTTTTGCATAATCAAAGACCTTAGATATGTCTGAACGAACTAGCATATCACAATCCATAAACAAAGCATATCCACTTAATCTATTTAAGAACGGAACAAGGAATCTAGTAAAAGAAAAATCAGTAGAGAAAGGTTTATGGTCTATCGTATCGTAATGATTATTATCTTTCATATAAGAACTCCTGCGATACATATTAATTTTTCGCAAGTCTTCTTTATATAGAGGTATAATATTAACAGGTTCACTGGTATGATCTAAGATAGACTCTTTTAAAACATCATACGCTATAGCCTCTCTACTATCATAGCCTATGTAAATAGTATTAATGTCACTCATGTAGAGTAGCCTCATATAAAACCCCAAGAGGTTTAAAATTTATATTATGTTTCTTAAATATTTTATTCCATCCTTTTCTCTTAGAGAAAAACTCTATTGATTTACAGTCAGTATCTAAAGCATAACGAACTACCGCTTGTACCATATCATTCTTCCACTCATTTAGTTTATTATCAGTAGCTCCCATATATCCCCAGAACAAACTTCTTTTAGTTGGGTAATTAATAATACTCGTACAATAAACAGCTTGAATAATATTATTCTCTCCTTTAGATACCCATACTTCCAAGGTTCCGTCAGCTATCTTCATAGCTATCATCTCTAAACTATCCCTATCGGAAGTATCTTGATCAAGTACCTTTTGGAATAAGGGTTCAATGTCCTTCCAAAAAAACTTCATAACTTCTCTATCAAGTTTTAAAAACTTATTACTCATTTTCCTTGACCCCTGTATCTTTTCCAATTTCTTTTTTTATGTTTATTAGTAGGTCGGGATAAGAATGATCTACCGATAGAAGTCCTCTTTTTAAGAGGGTTTGTTTCTAATACTTTTTTATTAATATCTTGAGCCATAAATATAGGGGAGCCATTACTGACTCCCCTCCTTCTTTAAGAAATTTCAATTATCTTAGCCTTGTTTTCTTCTGGAATACTTAACTCCACAGTAATAGTAAGCATCCCGTCTACCAGTTCAGCCTTAGTAACTTCAGCGTTCTCAGTTAGCTGAAATCCTTTTTGAAAATATCTACTAGCAATTCCACTGTAGATGTGGTTTGTTTTAGACCCCGGATTTTCATGGCGGCCTTCAATAGTAAGAAGCCCTTCTTTTAATTTTAAGGTCAGTGAGTCTTTACCAAATCCGGCGACTGCCATAGAGATAATATATTTATCTTCGTTCTCTTTAATAATATCATATGGTGGATAGTTGTTCTCCACCAAGAAGGATGGTCGAGTTAGTGTTTTTAAAACCCTATCAAAACCAATAAATCTTTTCTCAAACAAGTCTAGAAAATCTTGTGTCGGTAGTTGTGGTAAACTTAATCTAGCATTCATAATACTTATCTCCTTTCATTATTAGACAAGGTAAGTACGGAGACATTCTTAGAATCGAAACCGTACTACTTGGACAGTATCACAATAATTATTTATTGTCAAGTGTTTTATTTTTAGATATAAGGTCAGATATATTACTTCCTAACCCAATCAATCTTTTGTTCTCTTGACCATTTTTTGATATGCCAATTGTCTCGGTCAAATAAGTCTGCCATCTGTTCTTCTGTAATAAGATCAGCATCGCATATATACTCGCCTATATGTTCTTGAGAAAACTCTTTACACTCTTCACAGGTAACGGTATCTTTTGCCCATTCAATAGGATTACACGGTTCATCTGGGTTTAACTTTTGCAGATCATCTTTGTGCATAACGTAACGCATCCTATAAGATGAGATACAAGTTACTACAACGTAATCTTTATCCATTTTCTTTCTCCTGATGGCGCTCTCGGTAGGACTCGAACCCACAACCCACAGATTAGAAATCTGTTGCTCTGTCCTGTTGAGCTACGAGAGCATCGTCATATACCTTTTTATAGTTTTGAGCAAGCATAAGAAGCTCATCTGGAGATGCATCCTTCATAAGATTATTAGCTCTCCAACTTACCCATTGTACGTTTCCTTTTATATATCCCTTATTGTTATCAATTCTATCTAGCGATGGTTTGCTGGGATGTTTGGCATCACTGTCCCAATTCAACTGAATATTTAATAACGGACACATACCGTCTTCTGGATATATACTTTTTAAATATTCTTCTGTTAAATTAAATTCAAAGTTATATTTTTTACTTCTGCTTTTTGCATCACTAAGTTTACCGGGGATGGATTCTCGATATTTTTTCATTTGTTCTCTAACTTCAGGTCTTTGAGCATATTCTCTTTTACGCTCTTTAACTTCAGGTCTTTGACGATATCTTTGAGCATATTCTTTTTGACGCTCTTTAACTTCAGGTCTTTGAGCATATTCTCTTTTACGCTCTTTAACTTCAGGTCTTTGATTATATTCTTTTTTATCAAACACCGCACACACCTCCTGTACCTGTAATCTCACAGATATCATGCGTCTGGATGTTCTCCTCAAACTCTTCTCCAAGTTTATCTACTGCTTCTTTGTAGGGTACAACAGTCAAGGGTTGCCCTCCTCTACTGCCATCAGGGAAACATGTGAACCCTCGCAACCTATGTGCATACTTAGCCAAGGTCTGTGCAAAAGGTTCTACCAAGTCTTCATTGTTTTGTTTTGAACCCCATGAAGGTAAGTTAATAGTACTTGAGATGGACATGTCTACATACTCCTGTATATTAGCTTGGAAACTTAAACGCCTTTCATAATCTGTAGCTAAATCCATAGCGGATTCAATCGAATCAGGATCGGCACCATATAAGTCTATCATCTCTTGTGCTGCACTGTCAACAACATATTGATAATGCCAACGCCTATTCTTTAAATACCTACGCTTATAAGCTACAGCAAAGATAGGCTCAACCCCTGTAGATGTACCAGCAATAATACCAATGGTTCCTGTCGGAGCGATAGCTCTCTTTGCAACAGGTCTGGAGATAGATAATTCATCAGAGAAACTATCAGACACTTTGTCTGATTCTGATTTAAAAACTTTTAACCATCGGTGCATCTCTTCTGTTGTCTCGTAACGACTACCTCGTTGGATAAGCCACTCATGCAGACCCATCAACCCTAAACCTAGACGCCGGTTCTTTTCCCTAACACTATAAACTTTTTCGTAGGGAAGCTGCGCCCGTAACGTACCACAGATTAAAAACTTTGTAGCCAACTCGACCACACTTCGTAGCTGATCAACGCCATCAATCCTAGCAAAGTTAAGACTACCCAGATTACATACATCAGAATCATCCTCGGAACAAACTTCCGTGCAAGCGTTGCGAAGGGTTTCGTTTTCCTTGTCAAAGAAGTTGAAGCTGAATCCCGGTTCCGCTGTGGAAAGAGCTTGCCGTACATTAGTCCGAAAGACATCTCCTACATCTCCTGTTTTCCAATAGTTAAGTAACCATTCAGTATCATAGTTAACAGATATGTTTGTCATATCCATTGGTGCTGGGAAATTAAAATCATCCTGTTTAATATCAAACAAAGTTTGACCAGTGGTTCCTACAGGCATATCTTTCCAGTTCTTAGAAGAAAGAAACTTATATATGTCTGCATGTTTCCAGTTCAAAGAGGCATAGATAGCAGACCTACGACTACCACCTTGCATAACCCTTCGCCCAATCTCATTGATCATTTGTATCTTAGGGATAGGACCACTAGCAATACCGCCTGTACCTCCAAGGCTAGTACCTTCAGCCCTGTATACAGAGTAGTCTGAACCTATACCACCACCTGTCATTAGACAGGACTCTGCCTTCCAAGAAAGGTTAGCCCAATCCTCCCTTGTATCTTCTTCACATTTTAATAGGTAACAATTATTAAAAAACTTCTTATCTCTACCAGCATAATAAAGATAACGACCACCCGGTAGGAACCGGAGGTCAGCGATATGACTTATCAATTCGTCTTTCTCAGACTTACGCATGTTATCCTGACAAACATCCTCCACCAGAGTAGCAGCCAACTCATGCATAGTCTCTGCACCCTTATGTGCATACTTGGTATAAAAAATATCTTCTGAGAACTTTGATCTGAACTGTGGATTTTTATTAGACTTAAACAATTGAACCTCCTATGTCATGGTTTTTCGTCGTACACTAACTGCAATATTAACTCAGCATAATGAATAACCTTTCGGATATCTTTACTCTGTCCCTTTTGTCTGTGTCTTGTAACGTACTTAATAATATTACCTTCTAAAAAGTCTAACTTATTTTGATAGATATAATCTACTGGTTGAATTTCTAGGTTCTTATAATGTGAACCACCTACTTGCTTTCCAGTTGCTTTCGCATCTGCCATCTTCTGTAACTCCTTGGCATATAGAACAGTTATAGGTATGTTTATGTCAGATTTCTTCATGTAAAAAATAACTCATCTGTTGGCGGATAGTTTTTTTATTATCTGACTTTAATATACGACAGGCAAATGACCTTACCTTAGTTGATTCAACCCCCGCAAGATCACATACTGTTTCAAAATTATCTACAATAGAAACAACAGAGGAGAAGAACCAAGCCATAGCTTCCTCCTTGTCCGAAGAAGTATAGTCTTCATCTCTGCAAATGTCAATCAAGGCTTGAAGAATAATACCATTAAAGAGAGATACGCAAGGATCACCCTTATCATATCCCTCTTTAACTTCTAGTACTTCTATATTTTCTCCAGCCTCATTGATAAGTTCTGATAAAATGTTCGGCATCTACTACAACTAAAGGTTTGTGTTTATTTCTTTTTATAAATAATATTGGTTCGTATTTTCCAGAGTTCGTATTAGCTTGTTGATATGCATTCCAAATATTAATACGCTCTTGATTCTTACATTCAATAGAATATGGGAACTTCTTTCTAGCCGTCTGTGCCATTATTAAATCTTCCCCAGAAGCCCCCATACTCCTACTCTCTACATCCTCTTCATGTATAGAGAGTATCTCTATTAACTTATCTCTAACCCAATTCTGTAACTTCCTTCCTTTTGCTTTTGCACTTTGTGTTTTCATAACTATCTCCACTCACTAACTTTTGGTTCGTTAACAATATGAGTAAAGTAAACAGGACCAGAAGAATAATCAAAAACTCTAAGCCCTTGTCCATTATTAGCATCACTCCAACAGTGGTGTTTAAACTCACAGAATTTACAACCAATAGCCAGATGTCTGTTACCTGATTTTCCAAAAGGAACATCTTCATAACATCTATCAGGAGGGTGGTCTTTATCTAAAGAATTTTTAATAGATTTTATTGTACCTTCAACATCATCAAGTTCCATCTGATGTAATTTTAAAAGTGTAAGCTCACCGTTTTGTTTATCAATTACAAGGAATGCCCCTTCATTATCTCCTTCCGCTTTGATGTATGCCGATAACTGACTGATGTAACCAAAGGGATCGTCATCTTCTAGGGTGCCTTCCTTAAACTTTTTAAAAGCATAGTGAGATGCACTCTTAATATCAACTGTAACACCATCTATCCTACAATCTTTATGTCCGGTTATACCTCCTATCTTAACTTTCTTTTGCTGTTCCGTAACGGAGTGACCGGATGCATAGGTCAGAAACAAAAGTAATTCCTCTAGAATATGCCCGTACAAAAATTTTATATAGTCATTAGGCTTTAAGGAATTATCACCCTCGTAGTTCTTTAACTGATACCATAACTGACGTTTGGGTTTTCCTATCGTAGATAACCTAAGATTTCTTTTTCTTTCTGTACGTCTCTCCTCAAAAGAGGACAACACTAGGTCAGCAATATTCTTTCCCATCTTCCTTGCAGCTTTAGCAAGGGCATCCTTACTCCTTGTGATATCCTGATCCTCAGAATACAGAGAATAGATATCTTCTATAAGATTATCTATATTTTTCATAAGAAAATTGGGACTCCCTAACAGGGAGATTAGAGAGTCCCAAGTCCTTTAGTTAGTGGGGAAGGGGATATCTTCATCGGAGGCTTGATATCCACCTGACACAGGCTCAAAGTCTTCTTCACCTGTAGAGTACTCAACCAAGTCTACAACTTGGACTGCTTGCAGGTCGAGGCCGATACCTTGTTTATTACCAAACGTCCATTCATACGGACTGAACTTAACATTAACAAGG